AAAAAAATATGTGGATTCCGAAAAATGGCGTCTTGTCCGGGAAATCAGGGACAGGAAAAAGTCGGCTTCGTCGGATAGTAAGCGCAGAAAAACCCCCGTATCTGTAAAAAAATAAATTTTAGCCCTTGACGGCTTCCTGCCGATAATATAGATTGCGAAAAATTTAATAGGCAGATGTCTGTAGCATCCGCCAAATGAGTGCTAATCACGCTCGCCGGTTGTTGGTAATACAACGGCGAGCGTCTTTTTTTGCCCGCCCAAAATTAACCTGAAGTTATGGAACAGCTTCTACAAATTGAAAGGAGTCTAAAATGCATCTCAAACGAACTTTATTAACCCTCTGTGCCCTCTGTGCTCTCTGTGTCTTATTCTCCGGCTGTGACACAACGCCTGCCCAGCGAGTGGCCGCCGTGAAGGCGGTGCTTAACCAGACCTCTGCCGTCAGCCAAAAGATGGATGCCGGTATCGCCGACGTCGAACAGGTCATCGCGGACAGCCAGCTTCTTTTGCAGGATCCGAACATCCCGCCGGATATGAAGCTGGAGGTTGAGCAGGTGCTCAATCAGGCCTCTGCTCGGCTGGCTAAATTGAAGGCCGAGAAGCAGAAGGTCGTTGACGTCCTCGCTCAATACCAGACGATTCTTGCTCAGGTCGACGTAAATGATCTGACCCCTGAGCAGGAGATGCAGCTTTATGCCATCGGTGCCGGCGAAGCCAGTAAATTCTTACCTCAGCCCTATAGTGGATATGTCTTTCTCGGTCTGGCACTGGTACCCTTTATCGGCAGCCTCCTCAAAAATATAAATCAATGGCGTCAAATCAACGATGGCAAAAGAAAAACTACTGAACTTGTCATCTCTGTTGATAAGCTGCTCAGTTCCGACCAGGTTAAGGATATCGAGCAGGCGAAGATTGTCCTGCAGGAAAATCAAAGTGGTGTTACGCAGGATTTGGTTGACGCTGTTCACAGCCCGATGGAGAACACCGCACCGACAAAATAAAATTCGAAGGATTGAATCCTAAAAAAAGTCAGGGACGACAAAAATGAATCCAATCTTACAAATATTCGGAATTCTGCTCAGCGCAGCAGCAACATTAATCGGCATCCTTGTCCTTTGGAACCTCAAGATGCTCGTTAAACGTCTCGATGCGCAGGAAGAACGGATAAAAGTAATTGAGCAGGAGCAAAGAAGCCTGCAATCCCGGAAGGAAATATGCCAGCAGGAATTTGTCAGTGGTGAATTATTTCTTCGTGAAACCGGTTTTCAAAGGCGTACGATTGAGAAGCTCTCGGTATCGATAAATCGATTAGAGGGCAATCTCAAAGTCATTGAGAAGCTACCTGAGATAAGCGGCGAAATCGCCCGCAAAATAGTGCACGAATTCAAGAATGGAGAAAATTAAATGAATACTAATCGTGATGCTGTCAAAATGAAACAAACCAGAGTTATGATTCTCCAGTCTATTAACCGGTTGAATCCAGGAGGTGTATTAATCCGCATGTTGTATCGTTCCATGGTTGGCTTCTATGAGAATTACTCGTTATCGCTCTTGGATAAAGACCTCTGGTATCTCAAGAAAAAAGGCTATGTCGAATATGTCGATGACAAACTCGGTAGAGAGGACATATTTGAGGAAAAAGTTATTGGATTAACTGCCGAGGGCAAGGAAATTGCGGACCGTACCCAGACCGACTCTGCCCTGGAGATCTGATTGTGAGCAAGGACAGGCGAACACACAGCACAATCGACAAATTGCCAGATGCGCTGCGAGAGGCGATGACGCGGATGCTCGTGGACAATGAATGGCCGGACGATTTTGATTTTAGTCCAGACAATCTATATCCTGGCCACGAGGGAAGTAAAGGAAAGCCACGCTACGAAGACCTTGTCTCTTATTGTAAGCAAAAAGGTTTTAAGGCCTCTGAATCAGCAGTAGGGCGGTTTGGTATGCGAATGCGGACGCTGGTCAGAATGAAAAATGCAGGGGTAATCGTCCGCGATGTAATGAAGGACCTGACCGCCGAGAAGGCCTCGGCCACCCAGAAGGCCGTTGCCGAGATCATAACCGCCCAGATAATTGAATTCGCCTCGCAAAGTGACCTGACCGCTAAGGAAATACAGAACATTGCCAGGGCGGTCAAAGACTGCACACGGGTATCGATTGACGCAGACAAATATATCCGCAAGCAGCTCACTGAAAAAGTAGAAGCTGCAGATAAAGCCATCAGCAAAATCGCAGCCAAGAAGAAAATTGACCCTGAAGCCCTCAAAGCAATCAGAGAACAGGTTTATGGAATAGTCAAGAAATGATAGCAGCAGGAACTCGAATCTTAGATTCACAGGGCAATGAAGCCGCTGTCCCTCTATATGATTTTCAGAACCGGTGGATGGTGGACAAAAGTCGTTTCAAGATGGGCCTTATGTGCCGTCAGATAGGTAAGAGTTTTATCGTAGCCCTTGAGGTAGTCGATGATGCCATCGAGACCGGCGATGATTGGGTATTGCTTAGTGCCGGTGAGCGTCAAAGTAAGGAGCTGATGCAAAAGGTGAGTATGCACTGCAAGGCTTATGCCATCGCCGCTTCCGACATCCAAGAAACGTTCTTCGAAGATACCAAATATACATTCTTAATTATATATCTTCCAAATGGAGCCCGAATAATGGGCCTTCCTGCTAACCCCGACACAGCTCGCGGTTTTTCGGCCAATGTTGTTCTCGATGAGTTTGCTTTCCACAAGGATTCTGCTGCAATATGGAAAGCTCTCTTCCCGACTATATCACGCGGCTATAAACTTCGAATTGTTACAACTCCACAGGGCAAAGGCAACAAAGCCCATGCTATCTGGACAGGTGACAATAGCTTCAGTAAGCATTTTGTTGACATTTATCAGGCTGTTAAAGATGGTGTTCCTCTCAATATCGAGGAGCTCAAAAAAGGTATTGATGATGAGGATGCATGGAACCAGGAATATCTCATCCTATTTATCGATGAAGCATCAACCCTTTTGAGCTACGAGCTTATCGCAAGTTGCCAGGATGATACGGTCCCGCAGGAAATTCTCTATGAAGATTTCAACCTTAATGCCTTTGATTTTGAGCCGACCGGTTCTGTTTACGGTGGTTTTGATGTCGGCCGTAAAAAAGACCGCTCAATCCTCTGGATGAATGAATTGCTCGGTGATGTACATTGGAACCGACTCATGCTTGTTTTTAATAAGGTCAAGTTCCGAGAACAGAAAAGTCTTCTTTGCGACATCATCAGAAAAAACAATCTCACCCGCACTTGCATCGATGAGACTGGTCTTGGTATGCAGCTGGCCGAAGATACGGTAGATGAATTTGACCAATATCGTGCTGAGGCTGTTACATTTACTCTCAAGTCCAAAAGCGATATGGCAATCCGAATGCTGCGGGCCTTTGAGGACCGTCGGATAAGAATACCTGTATCACGCGTATTACGTGACGACCTCCACAGCGTCAAAAAAATCACAACAGTTGGAGGAAATGTTCGCTTCGACTCCGAACGTACGAAAGAAGGGCATGCTGATAGATTTTGGGCTGGAGGGCTTTCTTTGTTGGCATCAGACGAAGTTCTCGTTCCGGAGGTTATTTTATTATGACCGAGCAGGTAATTGCGACAAGACGATTGAGTCCGGAAGCGGCCGAGATATTAAAGCTCAGTGTTGACCGGCAAATTGAATCAGAGGCAAAGTCATTCGGCCTGAGTCAATATGCCCAGATGTGGCTGGCCGGCCTGGATATGCCCGACAGCACTTCCAGTAAGGCCACGAAACCTTATTCACAGGTTGCTCTTGTCTATACCTGCGTCAATAAACTTATCAATAGCATCGCCGGTCTGCCTCTTATCCTCTCGACTATCGATGAAAAAATCATCGAGTCCGGCCCGATTTACGAGCTGCTTTTCAATAACCCTCTAATGAGCTGGCAGCGATTCGTAACTGAAACGATAGGCCACTATGCTTTAAGCCGTGATGTTTTCTGGGTCTTTACCGATATACAGGGCCGTCAGCCGAAGGAAATCCTTGTCGTCTCCGGCACTCAGATGCACCCGCTCACCCACGACCGCACAGCCGGTGGAGTATTACTCGGCTGGGAGTTTAGGGGGGTAGGCGGCCAGTGGGTAAAATTTACTCTTGATGAAGTCTGTCAGTGGAAAAATTTCAATCCTTATGACAAGTTTCACGGCCTCGGTCCTGCTAAGGCAAGTGAGCTTAATATCAATTACAGCTTTGCGGCCGACCTTTATAACGCCAACGCACTGGCCAATGCTGCTGAACCAGGGGCGATTCTAACTACCCAGGGCAAACTTGACCCCGAGCAGGTAGAGCTTCTTCGAAGCCAGTTCGACGCCCGCCATAAAGGGGCCGGCCAGGCTAAACGAACTGCAGTCCTTACCGGGGGAATGGACGTTAAAACAATCGCTTTGAAAATGTCTGATATGCAGGTCGCCAAGATTACTGAAATGAGCGATAAGAAAATCTGTAGTTCCTTCGGCGTTCCCCCTGGCGTTGCCGGCCTTATAACAGAAGCACAGTATTCGCACGGGCCGGCAATGTGTGACTTTATCTTCAATACTATCATCCCTCTTGCCTCGCAATTCGCAGGAGAATTGACATACGGTATAATTTCCAGATTTTATTCCAGCGTTTCTCGTTCTGTTGAAGTCAAAGATTCACAGCTTTACAGAGGCAGGCAATTATCCTTAAGAAAAAATGCAGTTTTTCGTAACGCCTTTCATAAGGCGGTTTCGACAAAGCAAAAAATCTTTGCCTGGTTCGATTCCAATACCCATCCTGTAGTCCAGGAAGTCAACCGCGAGACAGCCGAGAAGGTCCTCAAGTTTACAGATGCCGGTGTCCCGCTAAATGATGTTATCGAAGCCCATGACCTGCCCTACGAACAGGTCCCTTGGGGTAATGACTGGTGGATTGGTATGGGCCAGGTCCCCGCCCGTTTTACGCTTGAAGCCGGTCTCGAAGGTATCACTGGCCCATCGCTGCCGGAAGGTCAGCCTTCAGGTGAGGAACAGAGCAGTTTAATTTCTACAGTTGCTAAGGGTATAGCCGATCTTCTTGAGGCCGAAAAGGCCGCCAAAGCTGATGAGGCCCAAAGGCTGCGTATCTGGCGAAATTGGGTAACAAGCTGGCTCGGCATTGAACGGGAGTATCAAAATGTAATGCGGGTGTTCTTCCTTCGCCAGCAGCGGATTCTAATCGGCAAACTCAAAAAGGCTTTATCTGAGCTCAAGGCCGAAAAAGCCGACCCTGAGCAGATAATCACCCGCGTAGTTTTCGACCTGAAAGTCGAGAACTCCAAAATTAAGGTTATCAATCATACGTTTTTCGATAAGTCAAGCGAGCTTGGTATCCGCCAAAGTCTCTCTGAGATTTTAGGATTATCCGGCGAATCACTCGATGAGGCTGCCGAGCAGGCAAAACGCATCGCCTGGGTAAAAGGTAAACGTGTTATCTCAACGCAAAAAATAACAGGTATCAATCGCACAACACAGGAGATGGTTGCAAACCAGCTGCGGACCGGTCTCGAAGCCGGTGAAGGTCTAAATGAATTGACCGCCCGCATCAAAACTGCTCTCGGCTCTAACCGGGCAAGGGCCCTGGGAATCGCACGCACCCAGACCGCTGGCGCTGTCGGTACCGGCCGTCATGCCGGTATGCAAAAGGCCGGTGTCGAATTGAAGGCCTGGATAACTTCAGGGGACCTTGAGGTCCGCGATGCCCATAAGAATGCCGGTATAAAATACGCCGAAGGCATCCCGCTGGACCAGCCCTTCGAGGTTGATAGAGAGCTGTTGATGTATCCGGGTGATCCTGCGGGTTCGGCCGCCAACATAATCAACTGCCGCTGCCTTGAAATTGCCAGGCGTGCAGCGGGAAAGAACTTTGACCTGGCCTACTATGCCGGCAAGCAATTTTATTCTTATAACGAAATGCAAAAGACCCCGGCCAGGCCGGAGCCGAAAAGTGAGGATAAATAAAATGGAACCTAAAATGAAATTCTTTTACCCCAAGGTCAAGGCCGTAGATACAGAAAATAGACGTATCACTGTTTGTATTTCAAAAGATGAAATCGACCGTCATAAGGAGCGTATTGAAATCAGTGCGATAACCGATGCACTCGCCCTTTATGCTACAAATCCCGTAGTCCTTGGCGATCACCAGCATCGATTATCAACAGGGCAATCGTCAGTAATCGGCCATTCTCCCTCTGAATCATTCAAAGTCCTTGAAGATGAAGTAGATATTGACCTTATATTTTCTATAACAGAGAACGCCGAAACCTATTGGATTAACTATAGGGACGGACATCAAAGGGCTGTTTCTATCGGCTTTATCGATCTGGAATGGCGAACTGAAGATGTAGATGGGCAGAAAATCTTTATTACTACAAAACTTGAATTGCTGGAAGTTAGCTGTGTAGCCGTAGGCGCCAATCGCGGTGCTCTGCTCAAAACCAAGGGTATGTTCGATAGGTTAGCTGAGCCGGAGATTTTAGAAATTATTAAAGATACTACTAACGAACAATCCCCTGTGCTTCAAAAGCAAATTTCAGATCTAAAAACTTTCATCGAGACTGAGCTCGATGAAATCAAATCGCTTTTAATCGCTGATTCGGACGGATTTGCAAAGGGTCTGCTCGGTGACTCTTCTGATTCATCCGTTCCCGCCGGCGATAAAAAAACAGCCGAGCAATACGTAAAAACCGTTGAAAAAGTAACCAGTAAAATCAATTTGAAAGGATAACGCTCATGGATGAGCTTGAACAAAAAATCGAAAAAATGCTCCAGGACACAGTCAAGGGACTGGCAACTAAAGAGGAACTGACAAAGGCCATCAATGAGGAAGTTACGAAGAAGATAGCCGAAGATGAGCACATCAAAGAAACTCAGACTGCTGTCGAGGAGCTCAAGGCTGCCAATGATAACCTGGTTAACCAGGTCAAGCAGCTTACCCGCACACATTTTGCTGCTATTAAAACCCCGAGCGGGCTTTATAACGGCATGTGGGGCGATTTGGAAACTGCAAAAACTGCCGGTCTTTTCGTTCTCGCAAGCATATTCGGCAATAAAAGGGCTACTGAAGAGCTGGACAACAGGGGCATTGAGCTGAAACGCTTCACTGAAAAAGATGAGAAGGCTATGGGCGAGGACGTCCTTACTACCGGTGGAATTCTGGTCCCGACGGAATTAATCCCGAATATAATTCTGCTCATTGAAAAATACGGTGTTTTCCGTCGCAACACTCTTGAATACCCGATGGCCTCCGACAGTGCTATCGCCCCCAAGCTAAGCTCCGGCCTGACTGTATATTGCCCGGGTGCCGGAGTTGCCCCGACACTTTCAGATGCTACATTTAAGGGCGTTGGTTTAACTGCCAAGAAATGGATGACCCTTTCTGCTCTGGATAGCGAGCTGAACGAGGATGCCGCTATTGCGATTGGTGAGCTGATTGGTTTCCTGATAGGTTACGCATTCGCCAAAAAGGAAGATGAGGTTGGCCTCCTCGGCGATGGCACGAGCACCTACTTCGGCCACACCGGTATAACAGGCGCTTTGTTAGCAGTCGACGCAGCAATTGCGAATATCAAATCGCTTCACGTCGCAACTACCAAAGTCTATTCGACGATGGTTATTGGTGATTTCGAAGGTGTTCTCGGAATATTGCCGGATCTCGCTGATGATGATAATACAAAATGGTATTGCAGCAGGACATTCTATTACAGTGTGATGGTAAGATTGGCAATGGCCGTCGGCGGTGCCAATGCTACTGAGATGCTTACTGGAGCTGTCACTCGTCAAAGGACGTTTCTGGGTTACCCTGTTGAATTCAGCGCGGCAATGCCAAAAGTGGCAGCTGCCAGCTCAATTGCCGCAATTTTTGGCAATTTGAAACTGGGTGCCTACCTCGGCGACCGCAGAAAAATGACCATCGACCGTTCAACTGAGGCATACTTCACCACAGACCAGCTCGGCATTCGCGGCACCGAGCGTGTGGCACCGACGGTTCACGGCGTCGGCGATATAACTGATGCCGGTCCAATCTGTGGATTGATTCTGCATGCTTAGTCATCGTGGCCGGGAATGAAGATGATGTACCCCGCCCCGCCGTAAGGCGTCCTGTGGCCTGCGATAGGGGCGGGGTGAAAATCGTTGAATATTAACCATAGTTTGAAAGGTTAAAAGATGATTGAAGTCCAAAATATGAAGATCGGCATTCTTACGCCCCCTCAGATTAAAAACAACGGTGATTTTGATACCAATACCTACATCGACACGCAAGGCTGGAATCACCTTCGCATCCTGTTCATCACCGGCGTCATTACGGCCGCTGCTCCCATCGGCTCAACCGCCGAAACCACCGCTCCGTTGGTCGAAGAGTGTGATACGACGGGCGGTGCTTATACTGCCGTTACCGGAGCTGCTCTTGCCGATGCAATAGCCGACACCGAGGATGGTTTGCTCTTTGCTATTGATATCGACCTGGCCAAGAGCCACAAGCGGTATATGCAGGTACAGGCGCCGCATTCGGGCGATGGTGCCCCGGGTGCCGCCCTGGCGATTATCGGCATTCTTTCAAGACCGGAAAGAGGCCCGGGCAATGCAGCTGAGCAGGGATTGACCGAGCACATCAAGGCTTAACAGCTTGACAATATAGCATTGTAATCTATCCGCCCCCCGCCGTTTGCTTCGTAAAGCGAAGCGGCGGGGCGGGCGGATATTAATCCGCCAGCTGGCGGAGAAAGGTGAAAATATGTGGATACTAATGTTAGATACTTACGTCGGTAGCATCGGCACTTTCCCCAAAAGCCACAAGCTCGACCTTGCGCTGGATATTCTCGCACATCTTCCTAAAGGTTGCTACAAAAAGACCTGTGCCCCCTGGGAGGAAAAAAAAGATGTGAAGGCGATTGAGCAGGCCAAGCTTAAAGCCAAAGTCAAGGATGCCCAGCTCTGGGCTGATATCCTGCAGGGCAAAGCCGATGAGGCAAAGCAAAAGGCCGACCAGCTCGTCGCTCCTGCTGCACAAAAGCAAAGGGAAGCAAAAGAGGCCAAAAAAGCAGCTGAAAAAATAGTCAAAGCCGCCGAGAAAAAGGACGCCACGGACGAAACCAAAGAAAGGGCATTTGCTTTGGCTCAGGAAGATACGAGGAAAGATTCGGAGCTTCAAAGGGCGCAGGGCCAGCTCATGGTTGCTATTGCCGAGGCCCGTCTAAAGCAAATGGAAGCTGACGATGCAAAACGCGAGGCCGAAAAGCTAACAAAAGCCGCTGAAGCAGAAGCTCGAAAACAAGCTGAGGAAAAGGTTGAGGCCCGGGCTAAGGCAAGGGCTAAGGCAGAAGAAGCCATGAAAGCAGAAGCGGCGGAAGCGGACGCCGTTATTGAGGTAGCGAATCAATTCGCAGAAAAGGAAAAAGCCAAGGCATCAGCTGAAGCCGAAGCTAAAGCTGAGGCTGAGCTGAATGCCAGGGCGAATGCCGGGCTCAAAGAGGTTACTGATAAACTGGGGCTTGCGGGAAAATCAGAGGTCAAGGATGAATCAGAAAACGAAAAGCCGGCCGCCGAACAAATCGACGAGTAAGTCGACGAATAAATCGACGAATAAATCGACGAGCAAATCGATGGAGTCGCCGAAGGACAAACAATATCGGCCGGATAAGCCGGGCAGTAACTACAAAACAAAGTAGTATTAACTGTCCTTTAAACGCTATTTGATAGGGCTTTACAATGTCTGAATTGGTAGCAAAAACAGCTGCGGCTGTAGCTGTAGATGAGAACCTGACGACTCTCCTCGACTGGGTAAATATCGAGGCCGTTGCCGATTTTACAATCATCGTTGAGAATGCAGGCGGCGGCTCAGCTAACGACATTACCGATGTGCAAATCGATACATCCGATGATGGTGGTGTTACTCCCAACCTGGACCAGCACGATGGTGTCCCTGCCGTTCCTATCGCCTCCGGAGCGGCAAAGACGGGTACATTCACCGAAACGGCAAAGTTTTTGCGTGTACGGGCCTTGTGTGCGGCTGGTGAGGATACTACGGCCGAGGTCGTCCTTCTGGCCGATTCGTCAACAGGGCGGATTTGCACGCTTGCCGATATCAAGGACCGGCTCGG